CAAAATGATGTGGTCTTATTTTTACACTAGTGCCTGTGACATAACTTGAAAAGTCATTTGAAGAAGTACCTACAAATTGTATGTACTCTGTGACTCCAACCTTAGATAAAGTCACTGCAACTCCATCGCTATCACTCTGTGTTTTATATTTTTGAAAAAGAAACTCTTGAAATTGATTCTGATCTTTTACCCAATCGTTATAGATACTCATAACATTGTTTGCAATTAATATAGCCCAATGTAATTCAACATCACCATATTGTTCATGAGCAATGATCTCTGGTGTATCACCATCTCTTACATTATAAAATTCAAAATTGTTTACATTCTCTAGAATATTATCTCTAAATTTTGGTCTTATTGATAAGTCTGTAATTACTCTCTTAACATCATCAGGAAATTGGTATACTATTCTTTGGAAGTTTTTAAAATAAGACATTACCTGCTACCTCTTACCATTGGTTCAACTTCTGTGAATGACATTTCAATTGTAGTTTTTACTGGTGAACCATCAGAATGTAAAAAATTACCAGAATCTCCACCATAAGTAATATTACATGAATCCATAAAACATTTATTTGGTTTTTGTACATGAGATAATTCATTACCATTTCTAAAGTAATTGATTTCCCACATTGATGGCATCTTCAAGAAATGTCTACCAAAACCTGGTTCTTTGGGAAGAGCAGTTTCAGCTTGACTATAACTTTTGAAATCTTCCTTCAAACCTTTAGATGGAAGCATATAGAATAAAAACATATCACATATATTAGATACTTCTCTTGCTTCTTTAGCATTCTTTGGTATAAAATCAAATTGATATGAAAATTGTCTATGTGACATACCACCAAATAATTGATATGAATATGGATTTACAATAGCACCTTCTTTAATTGCTAATATATCTCCAAGTTGTCCAGTTCTTTTTATAGTATCTCCTACCAATGCCTGCAGAACACCTGTAGTTGAAGAGGATAAATTATCAATATTAGAAACATCTTCAAGTGCAGCTCCACCTACAGCACCTAATTCTTTGTTCTCATAGTTAGCTGCAGTATTTGATGTGAGTGACTGTGGTAAATATAATGATATAGAACCTTTAGTGTTTAATTGTGGAGCAGTTGTTTTAATTCCAGATGAAAGTATAAAATCTCCAATACGAATTTTACCATTTACAATTTTACCAAATGCACTTGCTTTAGCTGATAAAGAACCTGCTTCAAAAATACTACCAATAGCATCAATTGAATCTAAGGCTGCATCAGCTAGGCTTGTTAATGTACCACCAATTTGATTTGCAATTTGTTTAAATGGATTACCACCACCAAGATTTATGTCAAGACCACCACCTGATCCACCACCGAATAAACCACCACTTCCACGATCTACTGGGTTCCCATAATTTGTTCCCTTACCATAATCAATTTCTACTGGTGAAAATGTCACGTAGTTAGGTGATGATGATGTACCGAGATCCTCTGGGTATCTTAAGCTTACAAAATTCTCTGGCATTTTTAAATAAATATCCTATTAATTACTAATATAGATATTTATTATGGCAACATACAGAGGAAAATTTACATCACTAGATAATCCACAAAAATATGCAGGTGATCCTAAGAAGATTTTATACAGATCTTTATGGGAAAGAAACGTCATGAAGTGGTGTGATGAGAACATTGATGTAATGGAATGGGCAAGTGAAGAGATTGCTATACCATATCAACACCCCGTGACTGGCAAGAGAGCCAGATATTATCCAGATTTCTATATAAAATTCAGAGATGGTACTACAAAAGTAATAGAAGTAAAGCCAAAGAAAGAAACTGTACCACCAGAATCTCCAACAAGAAAGTCTAAAAGATGGATTGAAGATACTGCAAGATGGGCAATTAATTCTGAGAAATGGAAGAACGCCAACAATGCTTGTATGAAGAATGGTTTGAAATTTGAAATTTGGACTGAAGTAGAATTACAAAAAATGGGTATATTATCTTGGGAAGTAGATAAGAGTCTATTACTTGCTGAAAAAAGATTGTCTAAATCTGCTGGAAATAAAATAGTAAGAAAATATACTAAACCTAAAAGAAGATCTTAGTAGCTATAAGCAACACCAAAATCATGAGTATAACCAGGTCTAGTTTTTAGTGTGACATTAGTCACATTGTTAGCAACATTAGTAGTAGTTGTGACTGGTGCAGCAATATTAATGTTTTCAGGATTTGAATTCATTCCAGAAATCTGAGCATTTATATCTGCAAGTGATGCATCAACATTAACAGGATTTACAACATCAACACCTGGAACATTATTCTGCTCAGGAAGAGGAACTTCTTTTGGTCTTGCCGCTATCTCTGCTTGCATTGCTGCTTTAGCTGTTGCACCTCTATCAGTTCTTAAACCCGCAGATAATTTTTCAATAGCACTTACATCAACATCATCACCAAATAAAAATTTAGCAACTCTCGGACCTAAGAGTCCGATTACTTTTCTTGGAATGAATGTAAACACATTGACCAGCATTGATAAGAAATCTATCATATAAGCTACAGCTACTTTCATAGTATCCATTATTGAAGCACCTTCACCCAGTTCTCCTCTAAGTTTATTAAATGCCATTGCGATACCAGCAATTAGTATGGCGATTGGAATTACGAATGGAGCTATCATAGCTAAAAATGGTGCTAATGCTGCGGCAGCAGTTGCAAGTATTGGAGCGAGAAAGGTAATTACTGTAGTACCAATTGTTACGAGTAAAGTTTTTAATCCAGCAAGTAATGAGGTTAACATTAATGTTCTTGTTGTTTTAAACATCATAGTAAGTGTACCAATTACAATACCAACATCTAGAATAGATCCAATTAATCCTCTAGCTTTTTCTTCTTGACCTTGTGCTATACCAAAGATATTAGAAAATGCTGATAATATTCTACTTAATGCATCTCCAACCAGACCAAAGTAATATGCCAGGTTTTCTGCTGTTTCTACAGTATCACCTTCAGTCATTCCTGTAAACATACCAACAATTTGTGCTAGTGCTGATGCTAACTTATCACCAAAAGTTGCATTTGCTCCAAACCAATCAGTTGCTTTGGTCCAACCAACTGCAAATTGTTCTAGTGCTGCAAGTCCACCAATCAGCAACAGACCTGTTTTTATAATATCAAAGAAAGTTCCTACACCATCTTTAATAGCAGAAAATGCACCTTTAATTTTTTCACCAATAACACCACCAAGTTTTAGTGGTAATTGTTTCATAGCATCAAGCGCTTGTTGTTTTGCTTGTCTTCTATCTCCTGGTGTTCCAAATAATTTCATTAAGAATTTCTTTTGATCTTCATCTGTATTCTTATCAATATTCTTTAGAGGTTTTGCAAGTTTTTCAATTGCTTTTAAAGTCTCATCATCACCACCTTCTTGAGCTTCAGCTTGAATTCGTCCAATAACTTTACCGATTTCTTCTGCATCAACTTTTTCTGCACCTTCAGAAATACTAAAATTATCTTCTTGATTAGGTCTTACCTCTCCAGCTTTCTTACCAGATTTGAATTTTTCTTTTTCATCCATTTGCAGGACACCTATTTTTTCTAAAGATGCTGCAACCTTAGGATTGTTCTTTGCGAGTTCATTGAGTGTACCTAGCATGGCGTCAAGCGTAGCTCCCATATTTTTCTCACGGATGCCTTGCTTAATTATTTCTTTTTTCTGTTCTAAGCTAGATCTTAAAATTTCTTGTTGAGTAGTATCTTTTCTTTCAGCCATTTAATTGTTTCCTGAACACTTTCCTTAATAGATTATTTAATCCATCCGCGCGTCCAGGGTGATCATGATGATCAGCATGATTGTGTTCACCATATACTATTGGCCATAATAAAAATTTATTGAATGCTCTATGTCTATCGCTATTGTTTACTCCACCAAATACACCATCATGATTAGTGACCACTAACAATGCACCTAAATGACTGTACATTACAGGTATACAATAGAAGTATATGACTAATGATGGATGAATGATTGCTAGAGCTATGCAATACATAAAGGTTAATACAAGATAGTTCTTTTCAAAGAATATAAGTGTTGGGTCTTTGATAAGATGTTTAATTGCCATGAGAAACTTTTTCTTTTCTCTAAGATTGAGCTTCTTCATAATCTCACCGAATGGTGTTTGAAAATAGAATAAGGAACTTTTGATAGGTCCTAAATACTTAGGTGAATGTGGATCCTTATCAGTGTCTGAGAACATGTGGTGCAGTATATGAGTAGAGGCCCATGATACTGGTGGTGATGAGAAAGCTAGAGAACCGACAAAGCTATATAGTGCTTTAAACCATGTGGGTGTTTGTACAATTTTATGAGCCAGAATCCGGTGGTACCCAGACATAGTGAGTATGAAAAAAATATAACCTAAAGCTATTCCAGCAATTAGTAAAACAGGGTCCAACCCAAATAGAATAAACCATGTAATAGCACAGACAGGCAGAGCGATTTGGAAAATCCCCATGACTTTAAGTATATTATGTTTGAACTCATTCTTCAAAATTATTTCCTTCTCATTTTTGCAGCATCTGCTTTTTGTTTGTCGCGTTCATCTTCGAGAAATCGCTGTAATAATCCAGCATATATTTCCCTTTCCCAAGGTATCATCATCTCCATTTCATCTATACTCCATCTATGATGTTGTTTCATAGCAAAGAGTAATTTATAGTAATGTGTTAAGTCAATGTGGGAAAGGGCTATTAAAAAAAATTTTGAATGCCTCTTAATTCCTGTTTATTTTCCTTAGCACAACTTGAACATGTAAACTCAACATCACCATATACATGTGGTAATGATCCAAAATAATCAATGAATTTTACAAAGTCTTTTGATGGTAGACTCTCAATAATATCCATACAATCTTTCTTTTCTGCTTTACCAACTGTAAAGGTCTCATCTTCATGTACAATAACATCTACAGCATCACCAATCAAACTAAACATCTCAGAAGTCTTTGAATCTGGACCAATGTTAAGTACATCGTCTAAACCAATATTCTTCATTTGAAATGCTAGGGTATCGTTGATTTTTAAAATATTTGAAAAACCTTCTTCTTCTCTAATCTTAACAGTTTCAAGATCAAAGTCTACAGTATTATCTGTCTGACAATGTTGACATGCTAATTTTAGTTTAGATACTTCGCCAACTGACTTAGCTCTAATTTTAATGAAAAGGTATTCAAAATCATGTGTAGCGAGTTTGTTTACATCTATGTCATTTAAAACACAGTTATCAACAATCTTCTTCATGGCATTAGCCATCTGTTTTGTATCCTTACTCTCTGATGCTATCAGAAGAGTTTTCTCATCGGCTACTCTGAATGGTCTGATCTTAATCGCTTCTTTTGTAGAAGGTAAAATTTCATCATACTCAGGAGTCGATATTTTAATACGACTTAATTCGCTCATTATTTTATCCTATCATAGTTTCTAAATTTAAACTGCAATTGCAGTTTCATAATTGCATCACCAGTATTTTCCAATGTAAGTGCACCAATGTTTGTTGGATAACATTCATTGAATTGATATCTGGCAACTTCTTTCTTGAAGCTTGCATTATATTTAATCACTTCGATACGGCTTGTGTAGTCATCGTAATAACCACTCGCAACCTTATCTTTGTTATAAACAACTTCTTGCCAAGTTTCAAAGAAATCTTTTTCTGCTAGAGATTCAGAACAGTAATAACCTATATTAAGACTTTGATGTGTATGTAAGTATCCTACAGATCTTACTTCACCTTCTGTTCTTCTTTCTATTTCATTCACATCTCTACCAGGTAATTCTACATCTGCTGTGAATAAATTAATTGTTCTTAATGCTTCATTCTCTCCTGATAAAGCATAACCTAATGTAGGAATATTTGGATTGTAGTTTATATTCAATCCACCAAGACTTACATCAATATCATTTAATACTCCAACTGCATTGTCTAATGCATCAAATATTGGTAGGTTAATTTCTAATCCACCACCAAGCAATCTACCAAGAGCATTACCAGAAGCAGTGACTCCTCTAGGAGGAAATACACGAACCATCCATTTACTGGCTCTTGCTAATCCACCTTTTGAAAGGTTTGCTCTAAACTCTTGTAATGCCATTTATCTACCTTGTCCTCTATAAGCTTTGTATGATCGACGTTTATGTTTATTCATCATTGACATACCAATTTTTACTTTTCTTCCACGACCACCTATCCCTTGTGATGTCTTTTTTATTGTTTTTTCATGTGCCTGATAACTTCTTGCTAATTTAGCCATTCGCTTTTCTCCATATTTGTGTATTACTAATCTTATTAAATCCTTCAAATGGTAATTGTATTGCTATTTCCCAATCTTTTATTGGAACAAATTTTGGTCTTGAAGTTAATTGATTGGCAATATATCTATGCAATGCATGCTTACCAAATCTACTTCTTCCCATGGCTTTACCTATTTTCAGACCATTTCCTGACTTTACATTATTCTCTGCCAATAATCTTGCTCTCATAGCAGGTGGCAGATAATGTAAATTCAGACCATACCATCCATCCTTTGTAGTCTCTAATACAAGACAACAAGGAAAGCTATCATAATACTTCAACTCTTTAGCATACTTAGGATTATATCCATAAATATAAAGATTACCAGGTTTAATACCTTTTTGTTTTAAACCTTCAGTTGCTTTATCTAAGTCCACAACTCTATCTTTTCTTATAGTCTTTCGAAACCAGTCAATTGCACCTCTTGTGTTTCTCTTCACACCTGCCTTCTCGGCTCGTTCTGCATATCTTTGATAAATAGTATTAGATGGCATGATATATTTATACCTTATTTTGGTATAATATACTTAACAAGGAGCAACTATGACACATTCTAAAGAAGCAGAAACTGCAGCAAAAAGAGCCTGGGATATTATAAACCATGCAGCGGAAGTTAAACCTACTCTGGTAAAGAGTGATAGACAGTTTAAGAAATTTTACTCAGAGCTCATAGCGAGACTAAATGAAAAGGAAAAACTAAAGAGTTAATATGCCAATATACACAATAGAACACAAGAAAACAAAGAATCAAAAAGAAGTTAATATGCCATGGGCTGAGAAAGAACAATGGCTTAAAGATAACCCAAACTATATCTTTATAATAGGTGCCCCTAAAATTATATCTCAGACATCAGTTCAAAAAGGTAAATTACCTGAGGGATTCAAAGACAAAATGAGAGAAGCTAAGAAGCTTCATCCACTCTCAAAAGGTTTAGACCACATCATTTAAACGTGAAAAAGAATGATGCAGCGAGTATAATTATTCTATGAGCATAGGTCAATTAGATAAAGAATTCTTACTTAATAATATATCAAAGGCTAGAGAAAAACTAAGTCTATATACTGTCAAGGCACAATTAGATTTTACATTACCATCACCTAAAGAGATTTACGAATATCTTGATACTTATGTTATAAGTCAAGATAGAGCAAAGAAGGTTCTCTCTACTGGTGCACATAACCATTATAAAAGATTAATGATCTTTAAAGAAGAAGGTTTTGATGATACTAATAGAATTGATAAAACAAATCTCATGCTATTAGGTCCTACAGGTTCTGGTAAAACTTATCTTGTAAAGAAGCTTGCTGAAATGATGAAGGTTCCTTATTACATTGCTGATGCTAATAACATGACAGCTTCAGGTTATGTTGGTAAAGATGTTGAATCAGTAGTTGATGGATTATTTCAAAATGCTAGAGGAAACTTTGATGCTGCAGCTACAGGAATAGTATTCATTGATGAGTTTGATAAGATTTGTAGTAAGAATGATGGTGGTGCTGGAAGAAATAGAAAAGATGTTGGTGGTGAAGCAGTACAACAAGCTTTATTAAAACTTATTGAAGGTACTGAAATTGAAATGGAAAGAATGCAAGGATTATCTAAAGTAAGATTTGTTGTAGATACATCTAATATATTATTCATTGTTGGTGGTGCATTTACTGGTTTAGATGAAGTTATTCAAGATAGATTAAGTACAGGAAAAACTGGTATTGGATTTGGTGCACAATTTAAAGAGAAAGAATCATTGACTAATATAATCAATCATATACAACCACAAGATTTAGAAGAGTATGGATTTATTCCTGAGATTCTAGGTCGTATACCAGTTATTGCACCATTACAAGAACTTACTAAAGAAAATCTTATTGCTATATTATCTAAAGTAAAGAATAATTTGATTGATCAATATTCAAGACTATTTGCATACTCTGATATTGAATTAAAGATTTCAAAGAAAGGATTAGAACTCATTGCTGAAAAAGCCTTAGAACGAGGTGTAGGTGCAAGAGGATTAAAATCCTTGGTAGAATTAGTATTATTAGATTATATGTTTAATTTAGAATCGGCGGTACTAGATGAAAAAGATGTTAAAAAGATATTAGATGAAGTTTCAACATGATTTTATTAAAGTTCCTAAGCTTGAACAAGTTACGGAACCTGACAGAAGATACTACAATACTCCGGATGGAAATAAATATCCATCTATAACAACGGTGCTTGGACAAACCGCTGATAAGACAAAACTATTTGAATGGAAGAAAAGAGTTGGTGAAAAAGAAGCAAACAGAGTTAGCAAACAAGCAACAACACACGGTACTCGCTTTCATAAAGAATGTGAAAGATATTTACTCAATGAAAAGTTTGATAAATCTATATTATTTAGAGCCATACGTCCTACCCTTGACAGGATATCTACTGTTAAGTGTCTAGAACAAGCGGTATACAGTACTCGCTTAGGAGTTGCTGGTACTGTAGATTGTATTGCTGAAATGGATGGTGAAATATCCGTTATTGATTTTAAGACTTCTAAGAAACCAAAGAATGAAGAATGGATACAAGATTATTTTATACAAGCAGCTTTTTACTTCAATGCATTTTATGAACATACAAACATATTACCAAAAAGTACTAAAATCATTATCTGCACTCAAGATGGTAGGATCCAAGAGTTTACCAAAACTGCCAGAGAAAACAAGTATTGGACTGAAAGACTTAAGACGAGAATTGCCTTATATAAATCAAAACAACAGGAGAGTGAATATGGATAGTTTTATAGGACCCTCTGATGTACAGAAAGTAATGACTGACATTATTAATTTCAAGAAAAATGCATCAGTACCACATAAAGAACAAATCAGAATACTACAATTAGTAGAAGATTACTACAGATCAAGAAATTTGAATGACATGGATGTTGTTCTAGCAAATTTAATTAAGTCCGTCTTATCAAAAGATTATGACGTACAAGATAACCCAGAAATAACATAATGCAAATAGGATTAGAAGACAACGATACCTTACCCAAGTTATCTGCAAGGAAAGCACAAATTACAGATAGTGATTTTCAAGCTAAAGTTAAAAACCTGCCAAAAGAAATAGAAGAAGTTGTAGCATCTGGTGATGTTAATTATATTGATGCTGTAGTATATGTCTGTGAAAAATATGGATTAGAAGTAGAAGGCATGAAGTTAATGTTGCCTAAGAATATAAAAGAAAAGATTGAGAAAGATGCTTCTGACCTTAATATGTTAAAGTATAAGGTCAATAGCCTTGTGTGATAGGTAGTAAATGACAAAGACCGGATATCTCGCTTACTTAAAATACCTTGCATTACAAAGACACTTTACAAGCAACTATGATTATCACAAGTTTGGTGGTAAAGTAAAGGCTTCAACAGATGCATATCAAAAAAGAAATGATATGTTCTCATTTGAAAAGCTAACTAAAGTAATAGAGCCATCAGATATAGAAGACTTTCTAGTCTCACACTTTATTGATAATCCAAAATGCTGGATAAAGAATATGAATAAGTCCACTTTCGAAGAATGGAAAAGTAAGATAAGAAGAATGCCACAACTATTTAAAGATGATATGATACATATAAAAGAAGTTGGTCCATCTAAAATGTTAGAAGCTACAAAAGATTCAATACCATTAATTCACGATAAAGTGATGAAAAGCGAAATAAATCTTGAATCCGTGGTATTATTAGATAATATATATCCATTTTTGGAGAAGCACGAAGCGATGGTTAAATTACCTTTTGTCTGGCCTGATTATATCAAGAAAGTCAAGAAGTATAAACCATTTATAATTAATAAACTGGAGTATAAATATTATGAAGGTATTGCAAGAGATACTTTTATATCAAGCTAGAATCTTGTTAAACTTATCTGTTACGAAAAATCGAAACGACGAAACGGAGGTAAATTATGTCTTTTGATGACTATCTAAAAAACCGCTCAAATCAATTTGAGCAACTTCAACAATCTTTACAGAAAAATACTGAGAAGAAAAGCTACGATGATGATCGTATCTGGAAACCACGTATGGGAAAAGATGGTACAGGTTATGCTGTAGTTCGATTCTTACCTGGTAAAGATTCTAACAAAACACCTTGGGTGACTATGTATGATCATGGTTTTCAGGGTCCCACTGGTAAATGGTATATAGAGAACTCTCTTACTACCATCGGTAAACAAGATCCCGTATCTGAACATAACTCTAAGTTATGGAATTCAGGTATTGAAGAGAATAAAGATATTGCAAGAAAGCAGAAACGAAGAACTGCTTACTATGCGAATGCACTTGTTCTCAATGATCCTAATGATACCACAAACGAAGGTAAAGTTAAGATATACAAATTTGGTCAAAAAATCTTTGACAAAATTATGTCTGCAATGCAACCTGAGTTTGATGATGATCAACCAGTTAATCCATTTGATTTACTCGAAGGTGCAAACTTTAGAATCAAAATTAAAATGGTTGGTGGCTATTGGAACTATGACTCTTCTACATTTGAAAAGTCATCTGCTTTATCTGAGTCTGATGAAAAGATGAAAGCTATATTTGATGCACAGCATGATGTTCATGATCTTGTTGCTGAAGATAAGTTTAAGTCTTATGACGAACTTAAAGAAAAGCTCACCTTGACTCTTGGCGAGATTATGGAAACTTCTGCTCCGGCAGTAGCTACAAAAACCGTCGAAGTGCCAACAGCTGAAACATCAACAACTGAAGGTAATGACTTTGCACAAGTATTTGAAAGCAAAGAATCAACTACCAAAGATGATGATGAAGATCTTGAAGATTACTTTAAGACCTTAGCTGCTGACTCTTAAGAGTAGTTAAATACTACATGGCGCATTTTGTTATATGGAACTGTCTTGCGGAGGATTATGCTCCAATCAGACCATTAGGTCCACATCAACTTGCGTCATGGTGTATTCAACATGGGTACAACGTAAAAGTAATTGACTTCAGTCATTTACTACAACACAAAGATTTTATAGAAATTAATGAGAAACACATTGGTCCTGAAACAATTGGTATCGGTGTAAGTACATCTTTCTGGCATCCAAGTGTAAGGATGAAGAAAGCAAAAGGTTCTCAAAAAACAAATACATATACTACATCAGTAGGTGATCAAGTCGGTCATTCAAACGATCCAGCAACAAAAAGAAAACTATTCGATCAGAACTTTACTAATATGATGGCTGCTCCAAATAGAACTGAAGAACCTTTCTGGGTAATTAATGCAAGAACAGAATTAGAAAGAAAATATCCAAAATTAGATTGGGTAATGGGAGGTTCACAATCACATTATGGTAATATGGAATTTAATTGGAAAAAGATTCATGGCTTTGCTGAGGATGCTTTTTTAAAATATCTCGATGAAAGAAGTGATTTTGCTGGTGTAAGAAAAGATTTTGATATAAAACAATCAAATCGTGCATACATTGGTAATAACTTATCTATAGGTTCTAATGAAGCTTTACTTATGGAGATGGGTAGAGGCTGTCAATTTGAATGTTCATTCTGTTCATATCCACTGATTGGAAAAAAGAAAGGAACTTATATAAGAGATTACAAAAGAATTGAAGATGAGTTCTTATATAACTATGAAACATTCGGTACAACAAAATATATCTTTACTGATGATACATTTAATGAGGATATGGATAAGATGGAACAACTTGCAAAAATATCAAGTGACTTGCCATTTGATTTAAAGTATGTAGGTTATCATAGATTGGATTTAATATGGGCAAGGAAAGCGCAGAAAGATTTATTAAGAGAGATAGGATTAGTATCACCATTCTTTGGTATCGAATCATTTCATCCAGAAGCTTCGAAAGCAATTGGTAAAGGTTGGAATGGTAGAATGGGTAAAGAATTCATGGAAGAATTAATGAATGATTGGAAAGATGAAATCACATTTGAATTAGGATTCATTATTGGATTACCAGGAGAAACCAAAGAAAATATACAAGAGACATGGGATTGGTTAGTGAAGCATCAACCTGGGTATTGGATTTTTCAAGCACTGTATATTAATCAACATGAAAAACCAGGTGAAATACAAATGAGTAAGTTTGATAGAGATGCTCAGAAATGGGGATATAAGTTTCCTATTCCAGGTAATGGATTATATTGGAAACAAGGAAACTTTAATTCATCTACAGCAAATAAAGCATGTGTTGAATTCAATTATGCTTCTAACGAATTTGTTAAGCCTGCTGGATTTAGACTCATGCAATTAACAGCTATTGATGAAGACTTTAAAAAGATACAACACACAAAACAAAAAGATATTAATTGGGAACATATGGAAAGAAAGACCGCTGCATTTGCCTACAACTATGCAAAGAAACAAATTTACGGGGATAACTACTATCCAGGTTTAGAAGCAGAACTTGTAGATAGTGGTGAGTAGATAGTAATTAATTCTTCTTTACCTTTAACTTTTATCTTATCCACTTCGATAGACTCTACATTAGTTAGTAAATCCTTAGTATGTTGTGAATATAATAATGTAGCTACATTACCATCTTTATCTTTATAGTTTCTAGTTGCAGCTTCTAATCTAGCGGCAAGATTTACTGAATCACCAATCACTGAATAATCTAATCTCATTTCACTACCCATATTACCTACAATACAAGTACCAGTATTTACACCACTTCCAATATTAATTTCAGGTAAACCTTTTGCTTTAAATTCTTCTTTAATTATTTCTGTTTCTTCAGCACATTCAATTGCTGTTTGTACCGCAAGATCCGCATGATTATCACAATCAAGTGGTGCATTCCAAAATGCCATAATACAATCACCCATATATTTGTCTACAGTACCACCATTTCTTAAAACAATCTTAGTCATTCTATTTAGATAATCATTAATGACTTCAACTAATCCTTCTGGATCATCTTGATTTTTGTAATGTTCTGATATCGGTGTAAAACCTACAATATCCATAAATAAGAAACTCATTTCTTTTCTATCACCACCTAGTTTAATCTTATCTGGATTCTTTTGTAATATAGCAACTTGTCTTGGATCAAGATACTTTTCAAATTGTTTTCTTATTTGTTGTTTTAAATTAAACTCTAATATGAATCTATTAAAGATTGCATGTAAACTTACAAATGTAATCATAATAAGAAACCAACTTACATCATACATCTCTTTTGTTTGATGAAACATAAAGTACGTACCATATACACTCACTATATATGCACCGATAAGACCTACACCAATAATCCAGTAAGGTGCTATTCTTGTTAATGCTATAAAACAAGCAGAAGCCATGAATGCAATTAAAAGTTCTAGTAATTGTAGATCATTTCTTATAATATTATCACCATCAATAATTGTTTGAATGTTGTTTGCTATTATTATATGTGAATATTGTTCACCTAATGGTGTAGCTATAATGTTATTAAGACCTTCAGCGGTTAAAGAAACTATGACTGTTTTGCCTTTTACTAGTTCGTAATGCAAGTCGTCGTCTACTAATGAGATAGAATCAAAGGTCTTATTATAATTCAACCACACCCGTGCATGCCTGTCCGTGGGTATGGTCGCGTACCCGGGTACCCGCATAGCAGTGATACCATTAGCATCAGCTTTCACTTGATACGATGGATCACCTACTGCAACTCTTATCATTTCAATTGCCATTGACGGATAAACTTCTTCACCAATTCTCATAAGCAATGGTATTCTTCTGACAACACCATCAATTTCAGGTACAGTATTAATTACACCTACACCATTTGATTTTAATTCAGGAATCGGTCCTAACATTCCAGGCCATTCAAATAAAAATGGTATTGGATCTCCAATCTTTGCAACACCTCTTGGTACCGCATTCTTGTTTATTTGTGTTGTACCTACTTGTGCAATAACAGTGCCATATTGTAATACATCTCCAAAGTATTCATCACCACCTTGTCTATCTTCTTCAGAAAATAATATTGGAAATAGAATTACGCCAGCTTCATTCTCTCTTAACTTTAAGATTAGATCTGCATATACACTTCTGTTAAATGGGTATTGACCGTATTTTTCTATTGTAGCCTCGTCAATTTCTACAATAATAATATCTTTTGACATTGATTTTTCTTGTGATTGAATAAGAAAGTCAAATGATTTTAGACGTAATATTTCTTTTACTGTAGGATCTTGTAATCCTATATATGTAAGGATAAAGAGCGTGACAAATGCAAATGTCCAATGTGTAAATATTTTCTTCATTAGTTCTGTGTCACCGTTGCTGAGCAACTTGGATTAGTACAATTCTGATTTAAATGATAATTCATATTGCTTGAACTATCTTGTGTTAATGTAAGTGAGGAAGAATTTCCTGTCAAATTAATATAAGCATTATGAGTTCCAGAACCATCCTGTTCTACATTTACAGTATGACTATCACCAAGATTTATATCAAGAAAATGATCACCAGTTCCATGTTGTAATGTAGTCACGTTATTACTATTGCCAATATCCATAAATAAGATCTTATCACCAGTTTCTTTTTGCCATAAGCTTAGTATATTGTTATTACCATCAAGATCTATGTTAGTATAGTGAGCACCTGAACCATTGAGATCTTCTTGTTTTAAAGCTAAAGTATTTGATGCTCCATTAATATCTATTATTGCTCGTTGATTTAGGTCTTGCCAAATATCAACATCATTTGAATTACCGCTTATATCAATTCCTAATATATTGTTATTGCTATATTGTGCTATATCTACATCATTATTATCTCCACTGATTACACCTGCAGATGTTAAGTCAGTTCCTATCACCACATTATTATCACCATCTTGTAGTATACTAAGATCTACATTGCTACCACTTTGTGTTATGTATATGTTATTTGTGGTGCTTGATGTATTCTTTGTATTAGTCACGGAAGTTTGTTGAGATGAAGTTATACCTGCCTGCACAGTTAATGTCAAGGCAAAATGATTGTTGTTCATATCTAACCAACCACTTGTAGAGTTTGTGCTTAAATTAGATAAACTATAATGTAGATCCATGTTAGCAGAACCACCCCATTCGTACCAGTTAATCATTATTGGATACCATTGACCACCCACACCTGCAAATGAACCACTGGAGTTCCAATATGTTGCACCTTGTTGTGCCCAGTCAGAAATTACTTTAGTATTATTAATATTTACTATAAGACCATCATCATTACGACCAGCAAAATATACAGTTGATGTTTGACCTGCAGTTCCTGGATGTTGCCAATATCCTGTAATGACAACCATTCTTCCATCTGAGCCATAATTGGTGTTCCCTCCAAAATTTATTTGACCACTATTCCAGTTATAATTTAAACTGCTAAGAGTACCAGTTCCCTGTGAAGAACCTGCACCTGCCCAGTTTGTATTATTACATGTAGAAAGATATGCATAGTTATTATAACAAGGTGATTCTAACATAGGAGCATAAGTTGTGATGTAAAATACTTCATAGTTCAATGAACCAGCTTCGACTCTATCATTCATTAATAGAACAAAAAATAGAATACTAATTGCTTTGAAAAATGCGGATCTCATTATCCTGTCCTCCTAATTCAAAGTCATATATTTCAAAATCGCCTTGAGTAAAACTAATAATATATCCAAACTCTCTATCTAATCTTAATTCAAAATAATTGGATGGTCCTTCTCTACCATACACCCATTGAGGATCTTCATCTAATATAAAGATACCAGTTTCAGGATCCTTACCAAGTTTTATATTACCAATAGTATCTTGTTCTGATTTTGCAAATGCTGATCTCATTGCTTTTGCAAGTTCTTTATTAATTTGATCTAATACATCTACTAAGAAGTTTTGTTCTAAAAAATCTATATCTAGACCAGTAGCCCATGTATCATTTTCAAGTTCAAGCTCATCAACTTCTAAATCATTAAATTCTAAGAAGTCTATATCAAGAGCATTTGCTACTTCATTATACTCAGCTTTTTCTTGCTGTTCTTTAATTTCTGGTGGTTTCTGAATTATTAAAAGATTACCTATCATTGTTTCATCTAGATCTAAGATGACAGGCTTCATAGGTTTTGTTTCACTTGTTGTGACTACAGTTGCTTGGAATGCTTGATTCATTATTACAAATCCAGCATCTGTTTCAACTTCAATTTCTCCTACATAACAATATCCACTTGTATTGCATGATGGTAATAGTATAATTGTTGATCCGCCAATTTCATCGACGGTCATACTAAAATCAGTTCCTCTTACTCCGATTGTTGCAGTTGGAGTAGTTATACTTACGTTCTGTGCATAGTTCTTTGCTATCTGGCCAGAAGCATAACGTACAGTTCCTAAAGTTGCTTTCAATGAGAGTGATCCTTTATTGTTTACAGGATCAAATACAAACTCGTCAATTATGAGTTTTGAATGTTCAGTGACATCAACGCGAGTGTCGTCAATAAACGAGATAGCAGTTTTACCATTTCCCGTCTTAACGACATCATAAGAAAATATACCTAGTCCTTCGATAGATATATTATCTTCTCCACTTTGTTCTATAACAGTATTGCCCTCTTGTAATATGACATCTCCTATGGTATTAGCATAAACTTTATTGCCATACAAAAACACTATACTCACCGCCACAATGAGAGCAATACTCTTTATTATAACACGCATTAGTCTGTTTGACTTATATCAATATCGTGATTATCACCTACAGTAGTTAAGTTTATAATGGCATCATTAACACCACTCTGAACTATATCTACATCAGCAATACCACCGGTATGGGTGTGAATTAACGTATGGCCGTTAATGTCTCCATTACCATCAATATCTATCAACCAGTTATTCGTATCTCCGTTAACAGTCAAGGTTAAGATAGCGCTTGTGCCATCGACAGTTGCGGCAATAGTATTTGAATCGGAACCACTTGCTCCTGTTATACTTACTGCACCGCCACCAGCCGCTGAGGTTTCTCCAATGTCTATATCTAAATCATTGGAACTACCAACCCATGTTATATTACTTGTGACTGTAGCACATGAACTATTTCCTGCAGTACTATCACAATTAAAATCAATATTGTTGGAATTACCCGTAGTACTAAAAGTACCGGTATAACTAGCACCGTTAACATCAAAAGTTAACACATTGCTATCTCCTACTTGATCAATATCAATAGTAGATGTAGCACCTACAACCGATGATGATGTGGTAGAATTACCAACAGTATTGTTTTGGCCATCTTGCGTAATATCTAAGTCAAGTGTATTACCACTTTGTGTGACATAAATATCATTCGCTAATAATGTACCTGTTAAACTAAGAAACGAAATGACTAAAAAGCTAATGAACATCTTTTTCATATTTTATCTCCTTATATTTCCAAAGACCTTGGTCTTTTCCTTGTTTAATTACTTCTATAACGCAATATTCGATAGCTGATCGAATGGCATAATTTACTGGCTCGTTCATAGCAACTCCGCTCTCTATTTCTAATGCTTTAGTTCCCATATCGAGAAATCTAAATACATCCGTTCCTGATTTATGACTAGCAATTGTTTTAGTACCTGATACGGTAATTAAAACTTCGCCTGTCTGTACAGCAACGATTCTCATAGCAACAGTGACTTGATCTACCCGATATTCTTCAGATATACCAATGCCAAAGTATCTTGCGCCGCTTCCACCTGTATCGATATTAGTATCGTAGGCTACGACTCCACCTTCTAATAAGAGACCGGCAAATATTAGAGGCTTTAAAGAATTTCCTACAGCTTGATCTCCATCATACGCTTCTCTTGTAGAACGTATAAGCTGTCTTTCTTTTATTACATTATCTAATCCCATTCTTTCAACAACTTTAAACCAGGTTCCATCACCTGCTTCTTTTAAAGCTTGTATAACCCATACATCTGCACCTTGAGATATGGCTGTTGATAATTGAGAAAACTTTGTACTTGGTTTTCTTTGACCAGTTTTATCTAAAAAACTATATACTGCAATAGTAATAATATCACCATCAAGAGATGGTAAAGTTTCTAGTAATTCAGATGTCGGAGTACTGTGTGCAAAAACAGGTTTATCAATATAATAATCTATCTTATCTGGAGTGCTTACACACCCAGTTATCATCAATGACATTAATGTTAAAAGTGCAATTGTTTTCATCTGCATACATTTCTATTAGAAAAGAAAGTCTCCGATAGGAACAGTGATTGTTGTAGTATTATTTGTATCATCAGTTACGGTTAAAGTTATTGTATCAGTAGTATCGTCTCTCACCCAATATATTGTGGCACCTTCTACTTCTGCGGTACCTGAAGTTGCACATGTAATGGCATCTGTATTTACACAGTTAGTACCAAACATATTATCAACCAATTGTTTAGAAAGGTTGGCATAAATTCTTGATTCTACGTTCTTAATAAACTTAGCAATAGTTGTATTATCTAATTCTCTTTGTGCTGATGCTGCTTCTGATTTTTTATCTTTCTCGTTATCTTTATCTCGTGAATATTGTAATTGCTCGATAGATAATACATGTGAAGAGTAGCCTTGCTTTGAGAATGCGGGGTTGCCAAACTCAAAGTTCAGTTCACTAGCTGAGAGATTTGTCGGGAGTAGGGCTGCCACTATCACCGCAAGAAACATAACAACCCAAGTACGCAGCACACCTATCTTAAGTTGTGCAGTAATCATATATTATTTATTAGAATCTTTAGTTCTAGTGTGTGATTTAGACGGCTTTTCATTCTCTTTCATCTGAATGATTGTGTCTAGTTTAGAACGTAATCTTATAATATCATTATCAAGCATTCTGATTCTATCTAACAAAGCAATAAGAACTACATTAGTTTCACCAAGTTTCTTTTTGATATTTTTTGTAGTGAAATTATAGACAAACCAAATAAACCAACCCATTGCAATAGCAGCTAAAGTTGGAAATCCGTATACAGTTAAAATTTCAATTATCATTTTCATTAATCTCTTCTCGCATCTTCTTTACCATTAGATCTTGATATACGTTCTTCATCAGGCTTTAAACCTAACACATGAGTTATTTGTATATCGAGTTTTATCATGTCATTATTCATGTTCTTAACACGATTATCTAATTGAGTTATAATTGATTTGAGAGTTGCGGCTTGACCAACCACTGAATCTAGAATATATCTTAATATAATATAAATGAATACTGCCATCACGACTGCACCAGCCACTGGCAATCCAAATTCACTTAGCAATATCATAAACTCTTTCATATTAAAACCTTAAATTCTTGTACGCTTCGGTTCTTTCTTTCTATAAGTACCATCAGGTAATTGTTCCAATACATTTTCAGGAACATCTATCTGTGCAGCGTCACTATCATATTCTACTCTTCCACCCATTTCATCCGCTAACTGTGCGAAAAAATCAGGTGTTTCTTCCATAAAGTCTTTTAGCGTTTTAGGATTTGCTTTTAATTTTTGTCCACCCATATTATAGTAATGGCTTTTTTCGTAATCCTTTTCTACTTCAACTTCTTCTTTAACCTCAACCTTTGGTTCTTCTTCTAACCAATGCTCTTCTTCTTCGGGTTCTTCAGTTTTTTTTTCTGGTTCTACCGGTTCAGGTTTTCTTATTTTAGGAATTGGATATGGACTTCTTGGATATTCACGTTTTATAATATCATTCCATGCTATTAATAACGCAACCGCTAGAGGATCAAATACAATAACTAATATAATAATAACCCATCTTACAGCATCTTCTAATAAACCTCTATCAGTTTCGCCATAGATAAGTTCAGCAATATATTTAATTGGTCCGACTTCAGCTTCAAGCTTTCTATATTCTTTCTCATAGATTCCTTTTTCACCAACGACTTCATCAATTATTTTTTGTTCAGTATCTATCTTAGATTCTAATTCAACAATCTTTATATCAATATCACCAGTTTTTTCTGTGACTTGATTTCTATAACCTTTAATTACATTTTGTAATTCTAAAATTTCGTCTTTATATTTAGTATCAATATCTTCTACTTCATTATTGTATTTCTTTTCAATACTACTTAATTCTTTTTTAAGCTCACCATTTGCAATTTCAATTTGATCTGTCTTCTTACTTTGAGAGCCAAAGCCTGTTATTGTATCATTGATTGTTTTTACTTTTTGAGTGTAAGCCTTGTTTGCTGCAGCCTTAGCATTATCAAATCTATCAGCAGC